ACAGATGAATTTGACAAGAACAGAGTAAAAGTTGTTATACTTTTCAGAATAATATCAATTGGTCAGCAAGAACAAGTTGACTTCTACTTAGAAAGAATAAAATAATGACTACAACAACTTCAAAGAATAGACTTAATGTTACTGAACTTGACTTTGATCAAGTCAGAGCAAACTTAAAAACATATATGCAAAATCAAACGGCGCTTGCAGATTATGATTTTGATGGAAGTGCATTGTCTACATTGATAGATGTATTATCATACAACACATTTTATAACGCATTCAATGCTAATGTTCAAGCAAATGAACTTTATTTAGATACTGCTCAAGTTCGTAATAATGTTGTAAGTCACGCAAAATCTCTTGGTTATGTGCCGAGATCAAGAACAGCAGCAAGTGCAGTTTTAGATGTTACTGTAAATGCTCCTTCAGGTTCACCTTCATCATTAACGATGAATAGAGGTACAAACTTTAGTTCAACAATTGATGGAAAGAAATATAACTTTGTAAATCTAACTGCACAAACAATTCAGCCTGACGCGGGTGTATATAAATTTTCAAATGTTACAATTAGTCAAGGAAAACTTAAGACATTTACATACACTGTTGATGATAGTGATACAAGACAAAAGTATGAGATACCAGATGTGAATGTAGATACAGCATCTTTAGTCGTTAAAGTAAAGCCAAGTGCAGTAAGTTCTGCCGATGCCGTTTATTCTCTTGTAACTAATATTGTCAACGTAACAGGCACATCAGAAGTATACTTCTTGCAAGAAGGACTTGATGGAAAATATGAAGTTTATTTTGGTGATAATTCTTTTGGTAAAAAATTAGAAGCTGGTAATATAGTTACATTCGAATATTTAATTACAGATGGAGCAGCATCAAACAACGCTACAGCATTTTCACTTGATGGAAATATTTCAGGAAACACGAATGTAAATGTATCTTTAGTAAGTAAGGCTTCAGGTGGTGCAACAAAAGAAGATATTGAATCAATAAGATTTAATGCACCACTTTCATATCTATCCCAAAACAGAGTTGTTACTGCAGATGACTACGTAACAATTATTAAGAACCAATATGCAAACGCTGAAACAGTTTCTGTTTGGGGCGGTGAAGAGAATGATCCACCGGAATATGGTAAGGTGTTTGTATCTATCAAACCAAAAACTGGCACTACACTAAGTGCAGCCGAAAAGCAAAGTGTTATTGACACAATACTAAAACCAAAGAATATTGTGTCAATTACTCCTGAAATTGTAGATCCAGTTTATCTTTATGTTTCACTGACAGTCTTTGTTAAATATGATCCAAACTTAACTTCTCTAACGTCTGGTGAGTTAACGAGTAAAGTAAGAGATGTTATATCAACATATAATGATACAAATCTTAAAAAGTTTGATGGAGTGTTTAGACACTCACAGTTACTCGGTGAAATAGACAGTGCTGACGCATCCATATTAAACTCAACTGTTAATGTAGGAATTCAAAAGAGATTAGTTCCTACGTTAAATGAAGCTAAGAAATACACATTAGATTACAATAATGGATTTTTTACAAATATTGGTGCAGCACAATCAATTATTAGTTCAACAACGTTTACATATGAGGGACAACTGCAACAATTTCAAGACACACCTGTTACAACATTTGCTGTAGATGCTGGTGCATCAACTGGACCTTATGCAGTTTATGGAACAGAAAACGGAATGTATGCAGGAAGTAAAGGATATTTTTATCCTCTTTACACTACAGCTGCAGCCGCAAATGCCGCAGACATTGTTGCCGGAGGAACAGGACTTAGTCATGTGCATACGTTTCTAGAACTAAACGGTATAACATTTTATATGCCATCAACATTTTCAAATCATGGACTAACATCATATGATAGTTCATTGTACACACTCTTCCAGACAACAACATCAACTACTACAAGACAGTTGCAGATATTTAGATTAAGTAGTACAAATCAAAAAATTATATCAGTAGAAAATGCTGGAACAGTAGATACAGTAAACGGTATTGTTACAATCAATTCATTTAATCCATCTGCTATCACAGGATCATATATAACTATTACAGCAACTCCAAACTCAAATGATATTGCACCTCAAAGAAATCAACTCGTAGAGATTGATATGAATAACGTTACAGTTACACCACAAGTCGATACAGTTGCAACCGGTGGAGCGATTGCGGGTGTAGGATATACAACAACTCCTAACTACGGAGGTTCTAGCTACTAATGCGATATGATATTAACTCAGTAATTCCTGAACATATCAGGCACAGTGATCCAAAATTGGTTGCATTTGCTGAGGCGTATTTTAATTTTCTCGATCAAGAAGGAGGTGCTGGTAAGATACTTAATACACTTCCGGAATACAGAGATCTTGATAAAGTATCAACTGCGTTTATTGAATATCTACAAAGAGAACTTGCAGTATCCATTCCAGAAAATGTGGTTGCCGATAAAGTTAAACTATACAAAAATGTTACTGACATTTATTTATCGAAAGGTGCTGAGCCTTCATATGTTGCTCTATTCAATCTTATCTTTAACGACAACATAGAATTATACTTTCCAAGAGTTGACATACTTAAACCATCTGATGGTAAATGGGACCAATCATTCCAAAAATGGACAGGTGATGATGGAAAAATATCACACCTTAAAAAGATTCAAGACTCAAGGTACTATCAATCATTTTCATATGTAATAAAGACCGGTCAAACACTTGCAAATTGGAATGATGCTGTAAAGAAACTTCTTCATCCAGCAGGATTTGCTTTCTTTGGTGAGGTTGTTATCTTCACAAACGCATCAAGTAAAATGCCACCTACACCACCAGGTAGACAAGTAGATGAGGGCGCATTTACAATTATTATTGATGTAGTAACTGCAGATGTAGCTATACCTACGCGTTCATGTCTGGTAGAAATTGATTTTGTTAGTGCTGCTCCGCAACCTCCATTAAGTTCAAGTTTCTTACACGTAAATATGTACAAGTTCTTACCGCAGTCAGAAACTTATTCGACTCCAATTACTGTTTCTCAGACTCGAGCAAACAATGAAACTGGGGTAAATACAGCATATAGCGTAACACCTCCTAATCATCCCGGCGGCGTTATAAATGATTTTAAAGATTTTACGGTTCAACAGGCAGTGAACCAAGAAGCGATAGAATTATCTTTTGATTCTGTGATAACTATATCGTAAACTTATATAAATAACAAGAAGGAAAAGGAAATAAAATGGTAGCCATCGTCACAAAAGAAATAAGGGTGCAAAACGCGGCTAACTTCATATCGGACGTTGGCAGTAACAGTATGTATCTTTTCATAGGTCGAAATCAACAGTGGCCTAGTTCAGATACAGCTATTGCAACACCCGTAAATAGAGTACAAGATTCTCAAACAGCTCATCAGAGAATGATAGCAGCTAAAAAGATAGGTGCAGGTGATGTAACACATGCATCAACTCGATATAACTGGGTTTCTGGTAATTCATATGTAGGATATGATGACACAGTTGATCTTTCAACAAGTCAATATTATGTTCTAACGGATGAATTAAAATGTTATAAATGTATTATTGCAGGTCCTGGCGCATCGGTCAATAAACCTACAGGCACAACAATTAATAATATTGAAGCTGATCAAGGTGATGGATATAGATGGAAATATATGTTCACACTTTCCGGTGTTGATGCAACTAAATTTTTAACATCTGCATTCATGCCGACAAAAACATTAGCGTCAGATGATGGATCACTTCAGTTTCAGGTACAATCAAATGCTGATAACGGAGCAATTCATCATATTGTAGTTACAGCGGGAGGAAGCGGATATACTTCAGCTCCAACAGTAACCATTTCAGGTGACGGTACATCTGCAACGGCAACGGCAACAGTATCAGCAGGAGCAGTTACTGCAGTAACAATATCTAATAATGGTGGTAACTATGAAAACGCAACCGTATCATTTTCAGGTGGCGGTGGATCGAATGCTGCAGCTCGAGCAATCATATCACCAAAAGGTGGC